GGCCGCTGCCTTGGACGCTGCCGGGGCCGCTGCTAGGGTCGCTGCCGGGGCCGCTGCCTGGGCCGCTGCCGGGGCCGCTGTCGGGGCCGCTGCCGGGGCCGCTGCCGGGGCCGCTGCCGGGGCCGCTGCCGGGGCCGCTGCCAGGGACGTTGCCTGGGCCGCTGCCGGGGACGCTGCCGGGGCCGCTGCCAGGGACGCTGCCAGGGACGCTGCCAGGGCCGCTGCCGGGGCCGCTGTCGGGGCCGCTGCCGGGGCCGCTGTCGGGGCCGCTGCCAGGGACGCTGCCAGGGACGCTGCCTGGGCCGCTGCCTGGGACGCTGCCGGGGCCGCCCTAAAGCCCACCATCGAACGCCTACAGCTTTCGGCTCAGGACTTGGTTAGACGCATGTGCGAGGTCAAATCGTGAGCGAGTGCATCCTATGTCTAGGCCAAGGGACCATGCTCAAGCGTCGGAGCTACCACGGAGATCCGGGAGATACCATCGAGGTGGAATGCGACCGCTGTAAGGGAACGGGAAAGGAGCCGGAAATGGACTCCGCTTTTAGAAACCAGGAAAAGGTTAACGATTCAACTGCGATGGTCGCCGCATTGCGAGCCACTGCCGAACCTATAGCATGGGAAGGGGCTCTACGGCTTATGGAGGCATTGGACCGCGCACGAATGGCCGAAGCCAAGGTCACGACACTTGTCAGTATCTTGGGACGACTGGCGACCACCGCCTCATCGCCATGCGAAGGCGACTTCAAGTGCGACAAATGCGCCGTGGTAATGAAGCCGGAGCATTTCGCGGCCCTCATGGAGGCAAATGTTTTCCTGGCTGCTAATGGTTGGTTCGGTACTCAGGACCAACGAGATTCCGATGAAACCACGCCTGTCAGCGGCTCTGAGTTGGAGGCAGCCATAGATCCTTTCGACGTAGAGCCTAGTGATTCCGAGCCGGACTTCGATGTGGTCACTGACCGGGAACTCCAGGAAAGGATTCCGCCGCGATGACGCCGATCGTTCGCAACGGGCCGTTCCTTGAAGCGCTGAACTTGAAGAAAGGTTATCACCAAGAAATCGAGAAACAGTTTTGTGTCATGGAGGTAGTGGCCTACGTGGCCGGAGAGTCGTGGTCGGCCGCGCCGCGATGTGCATGCCCGGTCATCACTCAATTCATGGTCAATTGGAACGATTCGCTGCCCGATGATGCCACCCGGGACCGCCTACTCAAACCATTGATCCACATCCTAGTAGATTCGCGCAGCACTTCCGCCGTGGAGCGGCGGCGCTCATGGATGGCCTTCGACTGGTTGGTGCGCGAGAATGCCACGGCGTGGATGGATTTAACGCCCGCGCTCGCACCACACGCCCAAACCTTGCGTGTGTTGCCGGAGATCGACGCCGATTCGATCGGCCTTTGGCTGCCCATATTTCAAGCTGCTCGTGAAGCTTCGGCCGCTGCCCTGGTCACTGCCAGAGCCGCTGCCTGGGACGCTGCCGGAGTCTGGGCCGCTGCCGGAGTCGCTGCCTGGGACGCTGCCGGGGATGCTGTCGGGGCCGCTGCCGGAAACGCTGCCGGAGCCGCTGCCTGGGACGCTGCCGGAGCCGCTGTCGGGGTCGCTGCCGAGGACGCTCTGAAGCTCACCGTGGAACGGCTCCAGTTTTCGGCTCAAGATCTGGTCAGACGTATGTGCGCGATGGGGGAACTCCAGGAAAGGATGGGGATGTGACCATGGCCTACGTCGAGGCCGACGAATGGCGGAATGCGGTGGAATCTTTTATCCAGGCCCGTCGAATCCTGTGGGGCTCGGCATCCGCCAACTACGCCTGCAACGACGTCCATCGACTTCTGGAGCCGCTAGCTAAGCTCCTGAGACAGTCATGCGAAAAGTGGGCAACCTACCAAGAAGGCGAAAAACCGTGGCGAGAGGCCTATTACGAGGAACAAGCTCGCATCGCTGCGGCGGTTTCAGTCATCAAGCTCGATGACCCGGCTCTGCGGGTATTACTCAAGAGCAAACGATGAGAACCAGGCACCGCCTTCCCCATCTGGAACGATTGGAGCGAAGAGTTTTGAATGCCCTACGAATCGGACACGGTTCGCTGATAGGAATGACCGCTGAGGAACTGGAGAGCCGCGTGTTTCTTTCAGGCAACACGATCCGGCCCCGACTCATCGCTCTTGCCGGCAAGGGCTTGATTCGCAAGTCCGAGCAGCGCCGCAAGACTCGTTTGGGTAGGTGGGCAGCCGTATGGGTCGCGATCTAACGACGTTCGAGAAAGCCCTGCTTCATGCGGAGGAACTCATGGCCGAAGACGAAGAGAAGAGAACGCGGCGTAGCACCATCCCGTTTAGCGAGCGGTTCGATCAACGAGATTCCGATGCGGCCACGATAGCCAGCGGCAGTGAGTTGGAGGCGGCTAGTGATGCCGACCTTCTAGGTGTTCAACGTCGAGTCATCGGAGTTTTGGAGCGCTCTCTAGAGTCAGAGAGAGCCGCCCGGGCTGCCCTGGTGGATGGATTGCGGACGGCTCTTGATTGCGGGCACTTCCATGGCGCCAACTTCGACCTCGGGCGTCTACATAAGCTAGTTCGGGATTCCTCCGGCTCCTCGGAGACGTGGCTGCGAGAGAAGCTGGAAGTAGCGCGAGAAGAAGGGCGACAAGAGGCGAGGGTCGACGATGACTCGCTGTCGGAAACCGAGTTCAAGGCGCTCCATCCCGACTTCGCCCATACTTGGGACTGGAGCGAGCACCCCGATGGCTACGAAGATGTCTGCGCGTGTGCCGAGTGCAGGAGTAGCGGATGAGCGACCTAGACGATTCATTGGAGCAAGCCGACCTCCCTCTTCTGCAACAGATCGAGACCTGGAAGGCGAGCCACCAGATCATGGCCGAGAACGCCGCGACCAACTGGAAGAACTGGAACGAAAGCGCCGCGAGAATCGCCCACCTGGAGGAAGTGCTGCGGCGCATCCTGACGCATTTGCCGGCTCCGGTGGACATCGCACCGAACGTGATTACCGGCCCGTCTGACGATAGCTGCTATGACGACGTTGTGGCTGCTCGTGCCGCTCTCTCCAGCCCCGAGAGCACCGCAGAGTGGATGCGAGAGCGGGATGAGAAGGTGCGGCGGGAAGTGCTGGAGCAAGCGGCCCAGATGATCGATCGCGGCGGAGCCATCGAGCCTCGCGACAAGGATATGATGAACTTTTGCGCTGCCTCGATTCGAGAGATGGCTCAAGGTCTGGCCCGCCAGGAAGGTGGGGACTGAATGAATGGCGTCATCGAACTCCAGCGGTTTATTGGAAGTGGTGGCATACGCGCAGAGATGCATTCGACCTCCAAGAGGAGGGGCTGTGCCTGAAGCGTGGGACAAGGAGGCGATCGCGAAGGCCGCGCGGGAGTTCGATCATCTGACGATGGATTCCATGTGGGCCGATCTCAAGCGCGCCCGCGAAGCACTGCGCCACATCTCGGCAACCGCCGACACACTCTCGCCCCAGGAGTTCATCAACGTCTGCGCGGATGGGATCGGGGCGGATCGCCACGAATATGCGGGCGAGTGCCAGCCCAACACCAGCCTCACCGATCTCAGGATTATGATTGGAATCGTACTCCGAGCGGTGGCCGATCTTCAACGAATGGGGGAAGGGAGGGCCAATGCCGAACCATCCTCTGCACATACGCAGCCCCCTCCGGTCTAGAGAGGAAGTCCGATGATGCCCGAAGTTGGGGTGAGCCGACTCCAAGAGCTGGCACGGCGCGAAGCCACCGACTGGGTGAACCGCAATAGCGATATGATCGCAGACTGGAGACACGACGGCGTAGCTAACAGTCTCGCCGTTCTCCTGACCGCTCTCCTGGAGCGAGTCCAGCGGGAGGAACGGGAGGCGTGTGCGGCTCAGTGTGACGAACGGGCCGCGTTCGCGAAGTCCGAACAAGGGCGGCTCCTAGAGAGACGCGATCCGGTCTACGGAATCGGCAGCGCCGATAGCCTGGAATGGGACAAACATCAACGCGCCGCCGGGATGGCCCACGCTCTCGCCACAACCATTCGCGTAAGGACGAAGAGCAGGCGGGCTCGTGGGGGCACACCCGCAAGGGGAGACGCGATGTGATCCACCCCGAATGGAAAGGGGCACGCGACAACGAGGGCAGGCCATGGCTGACGTGCAGCGATCTGCCCAAGTCCTTCGGCGAGTGTTGCGGAAGCTGCGTCAGCGACGGCGAATATGGCTATTCAGCTGGTGGGTGGCAGGAATCTCCCGACGCACTGATCTACTTCGAGGGCTGCTGCAATCATGATCTGCGGCACCTCGCCCAAGAGCGATGGGACGCCCTGCTGGTCCCTGGGGGCACACTGGACCCGGAGGGCGCGTGAAGCCTCGCTTGACGAAGAAGGCCCGCGAAGCACTAAAGGAAGTCTGGTCACTTGCTCATGCGGATGTGGAGAGCGACGAACAGCGGTGGCCAGAAAAAGATCCGATCCACGCCGCCCTCGATTGGCTTCGATTCGTGGCGTGGTCGAAGGAGACCAGTCGATGACCGAGAGCGAGCGAGTTACCTTCGAGGAGTTACTCGACGCTGGAACCAGGGCTGTAAGGAAGCTGGGAAAATCGATGCCGCTTGCCGAGGTGCTCATCTATAGCATGAGGTACACCAAGGCGGCCAACGCGGCCGAGGAGATATTGGACCCACTACGCTCTCCGCTGGAGCGCCTACGCGTAGAGGACGGCATTCGATGACCGAGAGCCCGACCCCGCGAGTGAGCGACGAGCGCGTTGAGTCGATTTGCCAGTGGGGCGAAATCCGCTACCCGCCGAACAACAGTGTGGCCCTCGACCTCCGCGACGCTCGCGCTCGCATCACCGAGCTGGAGGCGGAGCGCGACGCCATCCGTGAAGGCAAGTGGAGCGACCGTGCCGCCCACCACATCCTAGCCTTGGAACGGATCAAGGAGCTGCAGGCTGAGCGCGCCGCAGCGCCCCAGGTTGAATGCCCCTGCCATCCGGGCGTGCGCTGGCCCGCCGCACAGTGGGGTAAGCCGTGCCCGCTTTCGGAACTGGAAGCTAACCTGGCAGCGCAGGCCGCCCGCCTAGAAAGTGCCGAGGAGGGGCTGCTGGAGGCGTCGAAGATTGAGATCGAAATGGCGGAGCTTCAAGCAATGGTTGGCAAGCTGGCCTGCTCGTACTGCGGCCACGAGTTCCCGACCCTGCTCGCCGAAGATGTGAGGCGTGCCTTGGCTGCTGACCACATGCGTGCATGCCCGAAGCATCCATTGGCGGCTGCGCTTCGCCATATCTCCGCAACCGCCGACACCCTTTCGCCGCAAGAGTTCATCAACGTCTGTGCGGACGCGCTCGGCGTGGATCGCCACCAGTACGCGGGCGAGTGCGACCCCAACCTCAGCATCTACGAACTCAACCGCCGCGCTCTCGGGAGCGCCCCAGCGGTAGCCCCGCCAAAGGAGTGGAAGTGATCCGAATCTACGGCGCGAGTGACGACCTCATCGAAATCGACGGCGACATCCGTGAAGAGTTTTGTCACCCGAGTCTGAGCGGCAAGTGGTGGCTGGCATGCTCGGACGGAACATTGTTCTCGGTGAGATACGACGGGCGTTGGCGCTTCGCGTTGGAATCGTCTGGATCAGCACCGTTCACGAAACTAGAGGCCACGGAGAATGAGGGGTCGCGCCTGGATAGTACGCCCGCCTATTCCGACATCATAACCCTGGATGCGCCTATTCGGTGGGTTGTGCTCGGGAGGGATCATGCGCGCGCGCTACCCCAGGAGAAGCCGTGAGCCTCTCCGACTACCTCGCTGAGCGGGAACGGACGGCGAAGGCAGCAAAGAAGAACAAAGCCGTCAATCCCGACGCAATCCTCCATTCGGACATATTGGTGGCGATGGTTCGTGAAGCCCATGCTGCACTGCGGGTGATCCGAATAGCTGCCTGTAAGGCCGACCACAATCACATGGCTATTCATGCCATCGCGAGGTTGGAGCATCTAGCCAGCAGGGAGACGGAGTGAGCCGCAAGTGGAAGCGCACCGAGGGGGGCCACAAGGGCGGACACTCCAACATGGCCCATTGGTCGAGCACGGAGGACATCAAGGCTTCGACCAAGATCGAGCGCCGGCATCAGGACAAGGCGGCCTGCGCCGACGACCAACTCTCTGCCGATGAAACCACGCCCGCCAGCGGCTCCGAGTTGGAGGCGGCCAAATGAAGCGTACCGCCTTGAAGAAATCACCGGCCCCCCAGAGAAAGACCCGACTCCGGTCCGCAGCGAAGGGCACTTACTGGAAGAAGGCCCTAGACGCCCTGGCGCGGAAGATCGTCTTTGCCCGCGATCCGGTATGCCAGAGGTGCGGACGCGCCGATCAGGGCCAGTGGTGCCACGTCAACTCCCGGCGCTATCTGTCCTCCCGATGGAGGTTGGAGAACTCGCTGCGGCTCTGTAGCGGCTGCCATCTGCTGTGGCACCACCGACCCATCGAAGCGGTGAGGTGGTTCGGAGACAAGTTCCCGGAACGGCTGGTGTGGACCGTATTCAGGCCCGGTGGCAAATTCGATCGTAAACTAGAGAAGCTCTATCTCATTCAGGAGGCGCAGCGCTACGGAGTGGAGCCTTGAGCCTCAACGCCTCCGAGATGGGCCGGCTCTCGCGTTCCAAGATGTCTCCGAGGGAACGAAGCGAGGCCGCCACCTTCGCCGCGCTGAGCCGTTACGCCCGGCGCCGGCTACCGGTCTCGAAAAAAGCATGGCAACGTCTTTCTCCTAAATGGAAAGCAGTGCTCAAAAATCGGTTTCCCGAACTTCAAGTTGCTTGACTTGCCAGCGTTGGCATAGGAACATGAACGAAAAGGAGGGACGATGAACCAATGCCCGGATCACCACTTGCCGTGGAAAACAGTCCCGGCGGGTATCTCACCTCGTACCGGACAGCCATACAACTCGTTTCTGACTTGCCCAGTCCAGGGATGTCGTCAGAAGCCCCCGAGGAATGGCCCACAAGGCCCCCAGGTTGCCCCAGGAGCCGCGATCGGCACCAGCCCTGGCTCGGACGCCATCCTTGAGCTGGCAGCGGCTATCCGCTATCTAGCCGACAAGCTTCCGGAGAAGAGTGCGGAGTGGCCGGCGTGACTCTGCCGCAGTCCTGGCAGCCGCAGCAGCGTCACCTTTCCGAAGTAGTCCGTGAGCATGGCTCCGGCGACGCCATCGCTCCGGTACGAGCCCTTTTGGAGTACGGGCTGGCGCGGCAACTCGAAGCTGAGGCCGAGGCGAGGCGCGCCGAAGGGAAGGAGTTCAAAACCAACGCCTACGTCTCGGATAGCGGCCGGTGCCCGCGCCAGATCTACTTCTCGCTGACGAATACGCCGCAGACCGAACCGCTGACCTTGGATTCGTGGATGACCTTGAACATCGGCAAGTTGGCCGAAAGCCTCTACATCAAGCTCTTGGAAGCGGCCGGTGTCACCATCCTGGCTCAAGAGCGCGTGGAACTGGAGAGCGACGGCGAGAAGATCACCGGCCGCCTAGACCTGCTCCTGGAAATTCCTGAGAATTTGCGGGAGGCAATTCAGGGCCTAGATCCACGGGAACTTTGGGAACTCAAGACCAAGAACAGCAGGGCTTTAGGATGGATGTTAAAGCGAGGTGGACCGGATACCGACGACCCGTATCGTAAGCAGTGCAATGGGTATCTACACGCCGCCGCTCAGAATAAAATCCCGCGCCCAACCCAGGCAAAGGCTCGACTGGTGTATTGCGCCTCGGGTGCGACGAAGGGCGAGCCTCTATTCCATGTCTGGACCGTAAATTACGACAAAGACGGGGCTGAGGAAGACCTGAAGATTCTGGGTCAAGCCATGCAAGACGCCAAGAATGGGCTAGACCCGGGCGTTCCAGTGGCCTATCGAAGTTGCCCGAACTGGCCGTGTAACTATTGCAGTTGGAAGAGGTTATGCCATCCACGTTAGTCCGGTGCGGCTCGGTGTGGCACGGCTAGGTGGGGCTAGGAGCGGCAAGGCAAGGAGCCGGCCTTGGCCGGGTGCCGCGTGGTGACGCATCGCAAGGCACGGTGAGGAAGGGCAAGGAGCTAGGCAATGCGGGGCAACGCGCCGTACGGTCTGGATGGGTGTGGTCGGCTAGGGTGCGGTTAGGTGAGGCAGGGAGCTGGGTGCGGCACCGCTGGGTCCGGCGATGTTGGGCGTGGCGTGGCTCGGATAGGCGAGGTAAGGAGCATGGCGGAGCATGACCTGGCATGGCGGTGCTTGGCGCCGCAAGGAAAGGCGAGGAGCATGGTTAGGCCGGCTTTGGCGGGGTCTGGTCAGGAAAGGCAAGGAGCTGGGCGAGCTTCGGCATGGCGATGCAGGGCGAGGTACGGCAAGGAATAATCTTAGGGGCCCGGTTAGCCTGGCGAGCGCAGAGCAGAAGGCGTGAGCCAGACGGGGGAGTGCTACAAGCCGGGCCCCGTTTCTCATCGAAAGGAGAAGCCATGACCAAAGAACTGTTGGAGAAGAAACGCAAGTAGTTGGCTAAAGCTCGGAGAGTTCTGGCCCAGAAACGCAAGCTCAACGGCTCGCTTAACTTGAGAGCCATAATTCGCGCCCGCGTCGAGACCATCGTTCGCGAAGAAGTCGAGCGCGCCATCCAGGAGACCACGTGAGCGACAGCGACCGTCTAGCTGAGATCCGCCGAATGCAAGGACTGCCAGCCATGCCCGACCCCGGAATCATCGACGCCGCGCCAAATCTATTGTCCGTAGCCCCTGAACTGCCAGACCCTGACGACTTGGAACGGGACGCCTTCGACCTGTTGCCTGATCCGCTCCCAGATGAGTCAGAAGCCACGATCTACCCCGAGCCTGGTTCTGGACCCGTGCCCTGGCCCGAGCCTCCCAGCGAGGCTCCTAGCGGCCTTCAAGCCATGGCGGAGTGGATCAACGCCCACGAGTTGGTGGTGACAGATATCTCGGCCCTTTACCGTCAGCGGCCGGTGACGCTCAACGAGGTGGAGCGGGGTAAAGTGGTGGCGGTCGTCTTGGGGGCGATGCGCCGTACCCTAGACGAGCAGTTTGCCGAGCTCGGGCTCACTCGGAAGCGAGTTCGGAAGAAGAAGGTGGCGGAGTCCGCGCTTGGTAACGACGCGGGTCCTGGCGACAGCAGAGGTCCTTCCGCTCCGCCACCTAAAAAGCGTGGCCGCCCCAGAAAGGTAAGAGAACACCTCGATGGGAGTGTAACGTGAGAGTGATCTGGCGTTCGCTCTTCCGAGGTCGGGCGCTGGAGTGGGTCATGAGTTTCGGAAGGTGGCCGGGTCAGGGCGGGCGCCTTGCATGATTTGAGCGCTCTCACGGCGGCATGCGGCCTGCCGTCGCCGCCCGCAAGGCTCGATCGGTCGCCAAGGATTTCGAGTCTGCTCGGTTGTCAACCAAAGGAGGAGAATGTGAACCTCGCCGAACGGTTGGTTCTGGTTGCTGCATGCGCGTTTGCGGGACTCCTGATTGCCCACCAAGCTTATGCGATGTCGTCCTGGTTCGACATCCTGTGGTGGATCAGGCGCTAGCGGAGCGGAGATGACCGGAGCATTGCTGGTGGGAGTGGTGGTGTGGGCGGCAGCGATGTACGGTTGGTGGAGATCGTGGAGGAAAGATGAACGCTGAAAACAGCCCACCAGGCTGGGATGACGGCGGAGCCTATCCCGCCTTCCACTGGTGGGATTGGGTCGGGAGTTACTACAGCATCATCGCCTGTCTCGATTGGTTGTAAGATGCACGAGTCCACGGTGTAGATGTTAGGCGCTGCAAGAACAAGAGCGGGAAAGGTTCTATCGGTCTAGCCTAGCGAAAAGCCACGAACGAGCGGAGAATGTAACGGGGAGCGGCGTGGGGCTGCTCCCCGTAAGACTTGGAGGCACCCTGAAGCTCCTAGGATGGGTTGTGCTGGCACTTCTCCTGCCCCTGAGGCTGGAGGCTCAGACCTGCACTCCGGCCCATCCTGGTTGGCGCTGCATCGCCTGGACGTGGCCCTTACTCGACTCGAATGGCGCCATCGAGATGGGTCAGGTGCAAGCGGTGGCCTATATGCGCGCCGACACTCTAGGAGCAGCGTGGGAGGAACTCTTCCGCACCTCGTTCCGCTACCATCACGGAGAGCCTGCAGCCTACTCCTTCCCGGAGTGGATCTTGGGTGAAGTCAGGCCGCGGCGCTACTACCTCGAACTCTGGGACCGCTCGGACAACATCAGCGACCCCTCAAACGAGGCGCTCTACGTTCCCTAGTGGCAGCGGGGCCTAGGAGTCGGGCTCGGACACGGCACGGCGACGTGGGTGCTACCCCAAGTCTCGTAGCAGGTGGAGGCCGACTGGGGGCGCGTGCTCTTGTCGCAGTCGCAGCCTCCGAGCAGGCAGACGAGCATCAGCAGGGCGAGTTTCACTTGGCCAAGCTCGGCACCGAGACGTGGAAGAGATCGAGCAGGAGTTTCAGCATATAGAACCCTCCCACCACGATCGCCGCCCAACGAACGAACGGCTTGATGCTGGCCGAGATAAAAGGCGCCGACTCCACCACCGCCGACTCCACCACCCACACCACGAATCCGATGATTACCAGCACCAACAGGATTTCGAGCAACATGAAGCCCCTCCTAGACGAAGAGGTGGAATAATCGCTTCAGAATACCTTCGTGTGCCGGGGGCTGAGGTTGCGGACTCCAGCGCTGACGCCGGACTTTGATCTTCAACTGGCGCTCGATGCTGATCAGTCGCAGATCCTTGAGCGAGTCGCGGGCGAACAAGGCCGAGTCGGCTTGGACTAGAGCTAGGCGTTGGTGCTCGGAGTTACCGATCTTGGCATCGGTCTCTAGCGCCCAGTTGGTGAGCATGGTCATCAATCCCAAGGCGGCGGCGAGAGCGGCGGCGGCGCCCGCCCAAGTGACATGGCGCTTCAGATCCGGACTCATGGCTTGAGCGCCTTGCGGAGTCTCAGGACTTCGTCCTTCAAGTTAGATAGCTCCTCGGCTTGGGCTTGTTCTTGTCTCACTTCGATGCGCGCCACTGCTCGTTCCAAGTTGAAGAGCCGGGCGTCGAACTTGGAGACATACCACGTGCCGAGCGCAAAGATAGTGAGCACCCACGGCAACTGCCCCACCACTACCTGCCAGAACTTGACCGGGCTCGAACCGTTGACTGGAGTCACCGTCATGCCACACCGAAAACATGGTTGCCGATCTTGGCCGTTACCTTCATGTCCTTGGCCCAAGTCGGGGCGCTGGGAGAGTCGTGAAGGCTCGCGGTCAGATAGTTCAGGGCTCCTTCGGTGGAATCCTTGACTAGCCCGTGGAGGCTCAGAGTCGCAACACCGATCGCCATGCCCCAGCTTCCGGGGTCTACCTTCCATGCGTCGACGAGATGTGCCCGGTTGGGATCGTCAGCATTGAAAGTTGAGAACTGTCGGGGCTGAAGGGCGATAGCCTTGACGCTCGTGTCGTGCTTGGTGGCTCGATTCGTAAGGACATTGGCCACTGCCAGCATACCCAAAGGCCCCTCGCCCCTCGCCTCACCCCATAGGCACATGGCCACCACGATATCCTCCGACTGTTGCTCGATCGCTAGTCCTGGCACCGGAATCTTCAACGCTTTCCTCCTAAGAGTTACTTAACAGATTCGGCCTTATTAAGACTTAGCTCGCGCCGCGCTGGCTCTATCCTTGAGCCCCGATACCCCGACCGAAGCATGAAGATCGGTGCGCGATACGCGGGCCTACTCACTCGCCTGCTGAACGCCGTAACCACCTAGCCGTGCAGCGTTTTGTAGGATGATGGGTAGGAATGGATTTTGGGCATGGAGTCCCAGTGTCGAGGCAATCGCCGGATCGAGCGCCGCACCGGCCACGAGCCCCTCGAAGGCATGCTGAGCGCGATTGCCAGGCAAGGCAGCTCCGATGGTGGCACCGGCAACTGGCAGGGCGCTGCGCTTGGCGATGCGAGCGCCGAGTCCTCCACCGCGTTGGACGATGGGCTGCACCACTTCTCGGAGCTTCTGAAGCTCGGATGGGATGGTGGCTTTGCCTGTCAACTTCTCGTAGGCCCCGGGATCGACGATGGTGGGGATATCGGCCTGAAGTGCCTCGCGGGAGCGGTTAGCCATCGCTCGGTTCCACATGTCCTGCACGTCTTCGGCAGCCTTCGCGCCTTTCTTGAGTGCCGTATGAGCCACCGCCGCTTGGTTGTCATAATACTGGCGCTTCTTTAGGAGGTTCAACGGGTTGATGTCTTGGGGGTTGTCTCGGATGAAGTCTTCCTGGAGCTTGGCGAGTTTCGAGAGTTCGGAACTTGGGGCTCCTTCGAGTTTGGATGCCACATCCGCATAGGCACTACGGGCTAGGGAAACCGGGTCTCTCCAGCCGATGCCATTGTGAGACGCATTGGCCACGATCTTCCGTTCTGCGCCGCCAGCTAGCCGGATTCTTGCACCTAGCTTCTCAAGCCCGAGTTTGGTGGCGGTGATACCTTCCTTGATCGCCGTCTGCGCCACCTCGGGGGTGAACTTGAGCGCCAGGTTGACACCCAACTTGCCCAAAGCTTTGACACCTTGGCCGGCGATGCCACCAGCCAGCCCATAAGCCCCCTGGATTGCTCCCTGCTTGCCGATCTCGCCGGGGTTGAGCGGTTGGCCCTGAAGTAGCTCCGAGCCCGTCTCACCCAGGCTACCGCCGGCTGCGGCCCCTCCCACCTCACCTGCTGGACCACCCGCCGCTCCGAGAAGACTCCCGGCCATGCCCCCAACCGTAGGCAAGGCACCACCGACACGCTTGCGCCAATCCTGCCGGGGTTTCATCCGGGTGTGGGCGGTGACTGCGACGGTATCGGCGGGGACCTCGGGTGTGGCGGATTTTGGCATGTAAGGCTGGTCAAGCAACTTAGCACTCTTGGGCATGTAAGCCATTACTGGGCTCGCTTCCAGCCGTTGGCGACCGCAGTTTTAACCTCACCCACGTCCACTTCGTAACGCTTCTTGTCGTCGGGGTTAATCATGACGATCTTGCCTGAAACCTGCGTTGGTTGCTGGAGTCCGGCACGTTTCAAGATCGGGCCTTCGGTGTTGTCCACGAAGCGGTTGACGCGTTCGACCCAGGCCCGGGCCGCCGGAAGCGGTGTGGTGATCGTCGGTGCGGCCTTGATGATGCGGTCGATTTCCGACTTATTGATGCGGACTCCGGTGCCTTGCCCGCCCGCTAGGGCCACGAACTGCTCGATGATCGCCGCGACGTTCTCGCGGTAGGTTCGGACTCTAGGGTCTGAGCCGGTGGCGTCAGCGGCGATGTTATTGCCGATCTGCAGCGCATCGTTCCAGTGCTTGGGGAGGAAGGCTTCCATGTCTTCCTTCATGGTCGCGACGTTGTTCCGCGCCACGTCCAAGCGTCCGAGTCGCGAGTCGTCTTGAGGGCTCACGAATGGAATCTTGTTCTTGGCCGCGTAGATCCTTGCGGCATCTACCGCCTTGCCTTTGAAGTTCGTCGAGGGAAGGTAGTTGCGGCCTGAGACCGTCTGCTTGACCTCGTTGTCGAATGAGGCGTCAAGCTCCTCTTGTGTGCCACCTTTGGCGGCATTGGTCTGACGTTGCTGGGCGCCTTGAGCCGCCACCACGCCGAGGCGGTTGGCCTGCCGCGTCTTCTCCAAATCCTGGGCGCCTTGCTGTTTTTGCGCTTCCAGGATCTGCTGGTAAGTCTTGGCGTACTTCTCCTGCTCCAGCCGGAACTTCTCGGTCGAGGCTAGGTCTCCGGCCTTTTGGGCTTGCTCGGCCTTCTGCTGGGCGATGGTTTGCAGGGATTCCAATGTCGCCGCTCGGTTCTTCAGCAAGTCGGCGTGCTTCTGCTGGAGGTTCTCGTGGGCGTGCTGCTGGTAGACAGGGTTTTGCGCCAGCGTCGAGGCAATGTTCCCCACCAGGGTGGGGATGAAGGTGTCGGCCGGGCTGAGTTCGGGCGCAGGCTGAGCGGCAGCGCCCGAGTACGCGCTCAGCGCCTGTTGGGCCGCCGCCCGAGCCTGAGCCGCTTGCTCCTCGACCAGCCGCTGCTGCTCGTTCTGAGCCGCTTCCATCTGGCTGATCAAGTCCATGCCATTCACCGTGCCTGACAGCGAGGCGGACATCTACCGGCCGCCAGCGTAAGGATAGGTGAACCCCGGCTGGCCCATCGTCAGCCCCGCGCCCCCTCCCAACGTCCCACCTGAGAGCAATTTCTGGAGGTAGGGCATCAATGCCTCCAAGCCACCGGCGAAATACTGCTGCGTCTGGGAAGGCCCCTGAGTTCCTGTCAGAGCCGCGATCTGCTGCTGGATGGACTGCTGGGCCTGGTTCTGGGCTCCGGCGTAGGTGGACGAGCGTAGGCCCGCCTGCTGCGATCCTACGAGGGAAGGAGTCAGCCCCGAGAGGATGGCCCCGGTGCCGGAGGTCCCGATACCTCGGGCGGCGAGGTTGCCTGCTACCTGGTTGCTGGTCTGGTTCGCTCCGGCAGCGATGTTGCCCTGAGCCTGAGAGTAGGCCGGACTCGCAAGTCCTTGCTGGTAGAACTGATTGGTGACTTTGCCCACGTTCCCAGCAGAAGTCAGTTGGTTGATCTGGCGCCGAAGTTTCTGTTGGGGGTTGCCGAACAGGCTGGAGATCAGCCCCGGAGCGAAACTTAGAAGTGCGGCGAGAAGTTGCGGTGGCACGTCGTTCCTCCTTGAACCGGCGCTAGCCTATGACTCTAGGAGCCGCGCCTCAACAGCTTTCCCTAAGCAGAGCTTACCGTCATGTTGACGATCGTCACCGACTGGCCCCCGAGATTGGCGGCGATGTCGGCCTTCACGTTATCGAGCGCGGCTCCGATCATGGTTTGAGCGTTTCGGTCGATCAGCCCCACCCCGTCTTTGAAGAGCGAGTAAGCGTAGGGTCCGTTAGTGGTTACAGCGATGATTCGGACCACGAATTGAGACATCTCGCCTCCTAGCCTAGTGCCGTAACACGGATTCTAAGCGCATAGGTCGCAGTCCCGAAGATTCCGGTGTGAGCCGTCGAGTAACTGATGTTCCCCGATTGGAGCCAGAGCGGGATCGTGATCCGGTTTCTACCCGTTGCGGTGAGGGTCTGGGTCAGCGTGGCATCAGTCGTCGCTCCGGCATCGTCGGTCCAAGCAAACGTCACGGTCACGATGCCCGCTGTTATGTCTGAAGCCGTGTCCTCCAGGATAGCGTCGATGACGTAAACGCCCGTCGAGGGTGAGAAGGTGAGGTTAGCTGAAGCGATGTCTCCGGCTTGGCCGGTGAGATTGACCTTGCCAAGTTTCCCTGAAGCCAAGGAGGCTGGCGCCGTATCCCCGGAGATTACTGGGACACCCTGATACTTGGTGGTTGTCCAAGTCCGCGTGGCGGTCATCGCAGAGGTATCGAAGGCCAGGGCATCGCTGCCGCCGGAACTGATGAGTAAGCCGCCGGTCAATAGGGTGGCGAGCGATACCTTGGCGTTGTTGTCGAGGCTAAATGTCAACGCCGCTGAAGGATTGTAGACTCGGAGCAAGTCCACGCTCTGGGCGGCATCGGCATTGATCGTTAACGGAACCCCAGCGCCGCCCGTTACTGCCATGGCGTTCGCGCCGTCGATGCTCTGACCGACAGTGAAGCTGTTGTTCTTTTCCTTGAAAGCCAGCGTCCAGCCGCTCGTGATATTGGGGACCGTGATCGAAACGAGTTGGCTGGTAAGCAGCGCCGAAGTGTTGAATTTCAATTGCTTAGTCGGATCGGCGGGATCGTAGAGGTAGAAGTCCGAGGTATAGAAGCCGGGCATTAGAGCTGGCTCCCACGAATGACCAAGCTGTAAGTCCCGGTAGTGACGACGGTAGTGGAATAGGTGATAGCCGTTGCGGCGGCAGTGCGAACCGCAACGCTAAAGGTCCCGGTGGGATTGGTGGTAGTGGTCATGTCGATGGTCGCCGCTACCAGGGTTTTGGCTCCGACATTGTCGGTAAACAATATGCTAACCTGAACGTTTCCGGTTCCGGCCACCGTACAGTTGCCGTAGCCATTGATGAGCCAGGTAGATGGAGAAGCGTTGAGTGCCGTGGTGATGATGGTTCCGCTGGTGGCGGTGGTCCGAGGTGCTACCGCGACGCTTCCGACTCGGATTAGGAACTGGCCATTGGCGTCCGGAAAAGAAAAAGTCCGATCAGCAGTAATGATGCCGGAGGTATTGAGGATCGCACTAGTTCCACCCGCGATCCCGGTATTATTGTCAATCCTCAAGCGGCGGCAAAAAACGCTTTGGGTCAGATCGCCGGGATCATTTTTAACCGCAAATGCCGCCACAGAAGCATCGTCGTTGACTTGAAAAGTCTGAGAAACAGCCCCCGTACTCGGTTGAACCAGCAGCGAGATGACATCCGCATTGGGAGTAATCGAGAGTTCGCCGTTGAGCCCAACGTAGTCCAGCACTGCTCCGGTAGCATCCACGACCGTCAGAATCCGACTCGAAACCGGCGCCGGAAGCACTCCGATAGTGGCCGGGCCCAGAATGACGCTGGTCGCCGAGATGCCAAGCCGACTGAACTTGTTACCTCCTGCCGAAGAGAGCGTGACGTGACGGTTCGAGGACTGAGTATCGCCGAAGATTTCCACGGTGCTTGAAGCCGAGTCGGCAAACGCCGCCGCCACCACTCCCTGGTAAAGAAGCCGGCTCGAACCGTCCACCAACGTCAAGCGGTCAGCCCCGCCCGCCGATTGAAGCGTCAAACTTCCGCGCCATGTCCCGGAGTTGTAGAGTCCGAAACTCCCATAGGTGGTGTTGGTGCGGTCTTCCTCCAGCGTCGCTAGAATCGGGCCTAGCACCTTGTTAGGAGAGAATCCGGTGCTGGGAGCACGGAGCGCAACTCCGATGGCAGCGGCAAAGTCGGCGTTCACCTCGCCATTGATCGCCGGAGTGCTGGTTTGGGTCGACCGCGCCACAAACGGCACTGCCCAGCCCGCACCACTATAGTCGTCAGGACGCACTCCAACCCCAACCCTCGTGGTTCCGACCGTGATCGCTGAACCGTCCCCCATCTGTGAAGACGAGTTGCTCATGGTGATGTTCTTGAACTCGTAGGCGATCGTAGTCCCGACTCGTGCCCCCGCCGCCCCTACCGTCATCGAGTCGTTCTGGACGTTCCCACTGATGAGTCTCAGCCCGCACTGGAGGAAAGTCCGATTGGTGGTCGAGGTGATGCGAAAGCCCGAGGTCCCATCGGAGGACGGGAAGAAGACCGGGAGTCCGGCGCCCGTAGGTCCAGTAAGGGCCACCTCGAACGTCCCGCCGAAGTTAAAGGGACGGAAGTCCAGAAGTCCCGTGGCCCCCATGCTCAGCCGTAGCGGGGGATTGCCGAGAGCCCCATCGACGGGAGGGTCCCCGCCGCTCCGGATTACTACCGATGGACTGGCGTCGAGCCCGATGACGGTGTTGCCCTCAGCGGTGCGTCCTGGGAGGTAGAGGTAGTCCTTGAGCAACCCCGCGAAACCCACCGGAATCGAGTCCCCTGAACCGTTGGGAGCCTGGCCTAAGGTGATTCTCTGGAAAGCGGCTTGGGAGTCTTCGAGGAAGTGCTGGATGCGGAAGAAGCGCTCGATGATCCAGGGCTGCGCCGTCTGATCGTCGAGCGGCGGCATGGTGCTGGGCTGAAGCGGAACGAAGCGTCTCATCGGCCCGAGTCTTCCTCGCCCCAGTCTTCACCGTCGATGATGAAAGACTCCTGGGAGTAGGCGCTGGCGGTGATCTGGGCCGTTACCTGGAGTCCCTCACACATCGCTCTGGGACTCACTTTGTGAAGCTTCTGGCCGGCAAGAGTAACGCTCTTGGTCGAGACGGTTGTCGGCCCCGAGTCGTCGGTCTTGGTGTTGATGAGGGTGTAAGTGATGGCTGGAGCACCGGAGTAACTCCCGGTGTAGCCGTAGAGGTCTCGGGCGATCCACTCGTTGCCCAAGCCGGCCAGGTACATCCTCCGGCTCGCCCACTTCGCCGTGCTGTCCTGGGTCGGGATCGTGGTCCCGGTCTCGCGGTAGACGACTCCCGCCCCGGGTGCCGCACTCGCGCCGCCGAAGCCCAGGTAGATGTCGGTCGCTCCAGTCGAGCGCTGCACCGGCCAGGCAGACTCGAAACTCGCGAACCCCCCTCCGACGGAGTCGAAGTTTCGCATGTGAACTGGCCCAGAGATTTTCAACTGGCCATTCGTCATGTGCTCGGCGGCGTAGCTCAGGTGCAGGCACATGAAGGTCTCGTTGCCCAACGAGTCATTGCGGTAGAAGAACAGCAACTCCTTGCGCTCCCGGTCGTTGATGAGGCAGATCGGGGCGCTGGTAACCGTCCGGCTGATGATCCCGCTCCAGTCCAACCCTTCGGTGTAGGTGCGGAGCGTGTTGCTATCGGTGCCGTGGATGCCGGAATCGGAGACGAAGGCCAGGGTCTCGGTCGTCCCATCGGGAGAGAACACCGCGTAGCACATGGGGTTGAAGCAACCATAGGTGGTGCTGATGGCGCGCATCGCTTTGCCACGGTCGAAGCTGGAGTCGCGCTCCGAGGGAAGGTAGTTGATGGCCCAAGTCGAAGCGTCGAGAGCCACGATCAGAACCTCGTTCACCACCTTGATGAGTCTTACTTGGTCGTTCTCGCGGGTCTCGAAGTCCAGGAAGTAGGTGGGCGGGAAAGACTCCGGTTCTCCAGGAAAGCTCCAGCGAATGAGGCTCGGGTTCGAGACGTCGTTCAGAACTAATTGATCCTGGAACAAGTCTCCGGTGCTGGCATTGGGGGGTGGATGATTCTTCGATACCTGGGCGGAGATGTCGCCGAAGGTATAGATCACGGCCGGGTACTGAACCGCCGAGTCTACCGTGGCGCCGTAGTAGACCGTGACCGTAGGACGCCGGACTCCCAGGGTGGTGCCGATCTTGTTCATCGACAGCATGAGCATGAAGTTGCCGTCGAACTCGGAATCGGCTAGGACTCCGAAGTTGGTGCCGAACCAGCGATCGGTCGATCCTCCGAGCGTGATGGTTTGGATTCCAGCGCCGGTGGCCGTCACTACTCCCGACTTGGAAGCGGTATCGGGATCGAGCAGCGTGCCGCGTTGCTTGAAACCTCCGGTAGAATCCCGAACACCGATAGTGGCTTGGACTGGCGTACCACCGGCCGTCACTCCACCCGAGATGTACGCCTGCATCCCGACTTGGATGCCTTTGACGTTCCCCGCGAAACCTCCGAAGTTGAAACCGAAGATGCCCTGCTGCTGCGGAGTCAGGATCGACCCGCCCGAAGCCGAAGCAAACGCCGCACCCCCGGCCGTAGTCAGATTGGTAGCATTGGTCCAGTCGAAGAAGTTCCCCGAGGAGTTGAAGTTGGTGGCCGAAGCCGAAGCGGAGGACGTGGTGCTGCCGTCCGTCACCGTGCTCATCCCGGTGGCCTGCTCGGCGATCATGAACCCAGTCGGGAACTTCTTGTCCGACTCCTTGTCTTTCTTGGGGCTGCGGTAAACCCGCCAGTGGGTGGTGATGGGGTTGCGAATCGTCGGCATCGAGATGATCGGCGCCATGCCGGTAGAACTTACAAATATAGTGCTGGGCCCAGTGTCGGAAGAGAATGCGCTCTCCAAGGTGGTGGTCGCCCCGTCCTGGGTCAGCTTCGCCACCTCGGTGGTCCAATACTCGTAGTAGCCCGTCACCGTCTGTGAGAACGCCGTAGCTGATCCCACAGCACTTGGAGCGGCAACTACGGGAAGAAGTCCATGCTGGCGGTTAGAAGGAGCTGTAGCGGCAGCAGTGGCACTCAGGTAGACGACTAGGTTGGTGCCGGTGCTGGAGGCGTCGGCTGAGACCCCGTTCAGGAAAAAGAACCGGTTACGGTAGTGAACTACCTCTAGCTGGTTTCCGGCCTGAGTCGCGGTCAGGGTGGCGAAGGTAAGGGTGTCACCCACCGCCGAGTAGCGGTAGAGGCTCGACGCCATGGCGAACAGGTAGGCGTCGGCGTTATCGAAGGTGATGTCTCGGAGCCCATCGACGTTGCTGGCCCCCGTCACCGTACCGGCCGCCGAACGTCCTCGGGCCCGGTTCAAAGCCAGGGCCCCGGGGAGGTAGACCAAGTTCGTAGTCTGGGTGAGTTGGCCCGGTTCTAGAAAGGTTTCGTCTTCCGCTGTCCATAGCCCGCCGTCAAGCCGCTCGACGTGCCGGGTCACGGGCTAGGTCCAATCCCAGGACAGCCATCTCGTCGAGAGGCTATCTACCCAGAAGGGGAGATGGCCTGGGGTCATCGTCAGGTCATCGTCGGGGAGATTGGTCTGTTCGGCCAGCATGCTCTTGAGCCCGTCTTGAGCTAAGCTCAGCCAGGTGGTGGCTTGGTCCTTCCGCCCCTCTCCCTTGTCGGTCAGGAAGTGCCACTTGGCCCAGGCAATCGGAACTTCTTCGTAATCCACCGGAATGTCTAGCACCGCGCCTGAACCCGAGGTATTGGCGATGGTGAACCTACGGTAGTAGCGCTGCTGCAAGAGGTCCGAACCCCCCGGAGGGGGAACTAGCCGAACCTTGCTGGCACTTCCCAGCATGAACAGGTCGTACCAGTAAGGGGTGGAAGCGGTGTACTCGTCGGTCCCGCTGCGGTCGTAGGGCCGGCGCTTGATGTAGATCAGCGGCCGTTGAGCCAGTAGCAACTTAGCCCCGTACTCGGTTCGGAAGTCGGCAGGAGCGGCGTACATATCCCGAGTGAAAGTCCCGGTAATGGCACTTCCACCCGCCGTCGGAGCTACGGTGACGCCGAACCCAGTGCTAGCGGTGGCGGTGACTCTGGTGCCGTAGAGGAATCCCGAGGCAGAGACGATATCGTCCACTGCGATCCCATGAGCAGAAGCAACTCCGGCATAGGCTGAACCCGCCGTAGCCGACACCGTGCCCAGCGAGAATGGAGCAGTAACGATCTGGACTGGGTATTCCCCTCGGAGGAAGTCCCACCGTGCCTTGGACCCGATAGCCTGGAAGGCCGCTCTTAGGGAAGAGTGGGCGCGGGTGGTCATCTCGGTGTCGGCCGAGGCCCCTCCGGCGTCTGCAATCCGTTGCACCGCCGAGACCCAAGGAATCTGAGACTGAGCAAATAGAGCCATCCTGGCTCCTTATGTGGCTACTGCGGCCTCTTGCTGTTCCTGCTCGCGCGTCGCCTCAGCCTCGATCTCCAGCCACTCAGCGTCCGAGACGTGCGGCTGCTCGCGCTTGCGGTCTTCCCTCAACTGGCGCCAGTAAGCTACCCACTCCGGCACCTTCTTCCGGGCGTCGCGGTTCTCTGATACCCAGTCCTTGGCGTTGGCCGCGAGCCGTTTACGCTCCGCAGTGTCTTCGATCAAGAGGCTCAGCTTGGCCTCGAACTCCTCGGGATCGTTGAACAGCAGCCCCGTCTCGCCGTCCTGAACCTCGTGCTTGTAGGCTCCGGAGTTCTGCGCCAGCACTGCCGCCGGCTTTTTCAAGACTGCCGCTTCATAGAACTTAATGGCACTCCGGCAGCGGTTGAACACATGTTCCTGGAGCGGAGCTAGGGCGATGTCGTGGCCGATGGTCGCGAGTCTCAGCCGGTATTCGTTATAGGGACACCAGTCCTTGTAGATGTAGCGATGGGGCGGCATTAGTTCATTTACCCAGTGGTACTGAGCCCCCCAGATGATCCAGTGGACTTGAGGATAGCGCTTGGTGATGTTGCCCAAGGCTTCTCTTAGGGGGTACCAGTCCTCGAAGTGGGCGGCCCCGCCTTGCCAGAGGATCTTGATCTTCTCCGACTCCTTCAAGTCCACCTGTTCGTAGTCGTTGAACCTCACCAAATTGGGAAATACCTTCGCCCGGCGGGGGGTGCATTCCTTCAAGACCGAGTCTTTAACGGCTTCGGTCGAGCACGTCACCGCATCCACCATCGACAAGATATGGCGGTAGCCCATCAGCATCTGGCGATTGCGGCGGATGTCGAACCCCGCCTCGCCGTCCCGCCAGTAGATCTTTCGCTCCCCGTTCTGGATGCCGCCAATCTCATGCCCGGGCGGGATGTCCTTGCCCTCCAAGTCACGGAACCCCAGGTTCTTAAATGCCGGGTTCAGAGGCGAGACGTTGAACAGGTTGTCGTCGGTCTCGCAGATCACCGTGGGCGGCCACTTCCACTTCCCATCGCGCTTCGAGGGGATGAAGCTCTGCACCCCGCGGATATTGGCCATCGGCACATCGCCCACCGGCTGGTACATCAGCACCACGTCCGACTCGCAGAAGTTCTGAATCCGGGCTTCGGGCGGGATCGACATGTCGTTGGTATCCACCACCGCCCGGATACCCAAACCCAACTCCACCGCGGTCTTGATCGGCACCGTCAAGCGGTAGTAGTAGCTCGCCGAGGCCCCGTGAGGGATGGCCGTGTAGATCGTTAGCGGCTCGCTCATTGAGGCTTCAGCAATGGCTGTTTATTGGCCTTGCGCGCCCGCTTCACTGCTTCCACGGCACTCGGACGCTTGGTGCCGCTGACGTAGGCCGCCTCGGTCTTGTTCATGGGCGTGCCGGTCATCTGCGCCTTCATGTCCTCATCCATCCCTACGGTGTCTACCGGAGCAGCGTAGCCTCCGACTCGGCCGATTACCGGCTTCCGCTTGACGATCGCCGCTCTAGCCATTGGTTGCCGGGCTCCGGAAGATGTCCTTGGGCGTCTGGTCGCTGCCGTGGGACTCCGGATTCTGGACGTCAGTCGAATCGGTCGGGATCGAAGCTCCAGTCGGCATGTCGAAAGCCATCGAAGGGTTGCCGGGGAAGCCGCTGTAAGTCGCCTGCTTGATGTTCACTCCCGGCCCTACCCCGCTGTTGTTGCTGGTGTCGAGCAGCGGCTGAGGACTACCCGTAGTCGGCACTGGCGGATCACCGCCACAATACTTGGCCTGCTTGATGTTGACTCCCATCGTCTTACTCCTTTCCGATGTGACCAACGTCGCGCGCCACCTGGGCCGCGCGACAAGCCCGAGTCGGACGCTGATAGGTACACCACTGCGGGTTCTTGTCCAGCCAATCGTAGAACTTACGCGAGTCGCTCAGGAACTCCGGCTCGATCGCTCTCAGGAGGTCTTCTACGGGCCCCACAAGGCTCGCCACGCGCCGGAACTCATTCCCTCGATGAAGGGAGCCGTCGTCGAGGCTCCGAAGCTCCTGGATGGCGTCTAGGCGCTCTCCGACTTCCGGGTTGCGGGCTACCAACCCTTCGGGACTAGCCACCTTGTCCATCAAGTTCTCGGTGGGCCGAACGAAGAACGATCCCATCAGTAGGTATTGCCCGGCTCGGGATCTGAAAGCGTCATCTTGGGCTTGCCGTTCTCCCTAGACTCTCGCCCCGCGTCCGGAACGTTGAACGTCACCTTCTCGTCCATGGTCGGACCGGCACTCGTGTTTGCTGCCGGTGCTTGAGGCACCCCACCCGGGATCTCTCCCATGCTGGGACTGAACGGCTCACGAGGATGGTCCCAGCCTAGGATGGACTCGGTGTAAGCCCCCTTGTCCTGATCCCAGACTTTGGTTGAGTCCCAGCCCTGAGTTTCGGAAATCTGAGTCAGGGATCGTGCCGTGCTGTTGGCTTTTGCCATCATCCACCTCCGTACTTCTTCAGATACTCCATGGCGGCTTCTAGGTGTGCCACCGTGTCACCGATCATCCCCATGCCCGAATTGCAGTTGTTGCAGAGCAGCCCCCGGACCTTGCCCGAATCGTGGCGGTGGTCGATCACCAAGTTCTGCTCCACGTGGTTCGTGCCGTTGGGCAATCGACCGCAGACCGCACACACACCGCCTTGTTCGGCCACCATCTCAGCATACCGCTCCGGCGTGATCCCATAGGTTTTGATGATGTGGCGGTTCCTAAAGTAGGTCCGGTACTTCTCCGGATCGGCCTCTATCCGGGCTCGCTGGCGCTTGATGTATTCCGCTTGCTTGTCCGGATTCTGATCCAGCCACGCTCTTTTGTAGGCCTTTCGCTTGGGACGTTGCTGGTATTCCCGGTGATAAGCGCGTTGTTTTTCTTTGTCAGCGTACGGCATCTCTCCTCCGTGGTAGGTGGTGCAGCCTGGTTACTACAACTGCACCACTATACCACAGAGAAGGGCTAGGTGTTGATAACTCCTGTCATAGCACCCCAGGAGCTAGGATGGTCGATTTGAAGCGTGGCCTCGATGAGTACGATGCCCTGCGTGTGATCTCCCGCCTTACCCATGGGCTTGTGCTGCGGCGGACGCAGGATGGCGAGCTTCGCCATGCTCCGGTCTCCCATGTAGTAAGCGCCCGAAGCCACATTCGTCAGCGGAATGAACCGATCGGTGATAACCGCGAACAATTGGCCGAACGGAGACTCGAATACGTCTACGTTCATCGAGAGACGGTTATCGACCGCGGCGATGTTGCGCGCGTTGATCGTGGTGCCAATCGTCTGGAGGAAGAACTGGTACTTGCTCCGCGGAGAGAACCAGAGCGAGTCAGGTTCGGCGCCGTTCTGGAACATGGTCTGCGCGAACAGCGCGATATCCGCCGTTAGCACCACACCGGAAGCACTCGCCGAGGTGAAGATCGCACCGTTACCGAAGGTTCCGAGGAACCCAGACATACGCGGCGGAGTGGAAGCGGTGATGCCCGAGGCCGACTGCGCCGAGGCCACACCGATGGTCCACAGTCTAGACTCCAAGTCCCGTGCCGCATCCTTGAAGCCCTTCATCACCTGGTGCTCGTAGAAGTCCCGGATACCCGCCGGGCGCACTGCGCGCTCGCGGTCCGAGACCTGGACGTGCTTGCCGAAGATTTGAGTGTAGTTCCACAGCCGCACCGGGGTGGTCATCGAAGCGGCGAGGAAGTTGACACCTTCCGAAGTTCCGGCGGTCGCCGTTGCATCCAGCGCGTCGATGGCCCACGAATGAACCACGTCGGTCGCCCGAATCTTCGGCATGGAAGAGAACATCGGCGTCTGAAAGCTGTCGATGATCGTCACCATGTCCATCAGGTCTTCGTGCTGCGGTGCCGTGTTTAGCGGCCAAGACCCTACGTCATAAGTAGTTCCGCTTGCAGCAGCCATTCCTTTGGCTCCTTACCGTCCTTTATTGATTCAGGAACGAATCCGGGATTACTTGCCTGAGTCTCGCCTTGGCATACCGATCCACGAGATCGGGGGTTTTACCCTTCTCGCGAATCTCTCGCCGCAGTTCCGACACGTCTCCGTCGTCCGGCCGGCGCCGGCTTTCGCCCGAACGCTCGGTCGGAATCGCCGCATCCGCCACTCCCTCACGAGAGCCACGCCCACTCTTGTGGGTCTTCTGGACCGAGGCTCCGTACTTCATGTAAGCCCAGTCGTTGGCTCCCACGGGATCGGCGGAGAACATGCGGTTATACATCTCGCTCATCTTGGGGTCGTTTTGGACGAAAGCGGCGACGTTGGCTTCATCCTTCGCGTACTCGGGATGCTCAGCCAGCATCTGGTTCCGGGCCTGGAATCCCCGGGCGATCGGATCGAACGCCGCTTGGATGCGGGCCGATACCTTGGCATCGACAATCTCGTCAATGGCCCCGGCGTCCACTCCCGTCTCCACCAAGCGTTCGTAGGCACTCTGACCACGTTGAGGGATATTCTGGCGCGGCGACTCGTGCTGGAACGCTTGGAGTTGCTGGTTCAGCCGGATCGCCTCGTTAGAGGAGGCGGCGTAACGGCTGGACAGTTCCGCGTTCTTCCGTTCCAGTTCAGCGATCCGCTCGTCAGCGTTGGGCTCCTTGTTATCGGATGCCGGACTGACTTGGTTCTCGTCCATTGCTTCCTCTTCTCCCCTAAGGGGTTAGACTAGGCTCAGGTAGTCCGCCGCCGTTCTGGCGCTGGAGTTCGTCCTGGGCCCGGTTGAAATCGAACACCTTCAACTCGTTCAACCACACCGATAGGTGCCACTCGCACTCGCGGATCGTGGCCCGAAGCTCGTCGTCTGAGCAATCCTTGAACTCGCCCCCGTGGGTCTTCCGTTCGCCCAAGGATAGGCACAGGGCCTTGATCGCCGAACTGGCTCGGCTCTGGGTCGCGGGCTGCATGATTTCGCGCCAGGCGGAGCCCATGAGCCCTAGGCGAAGCTTCTGGGCTTGGTCTTCGGTCAGGTTGGCCATTAGCTCGTCATCCCCGCCATCGGTATGGGTGCCTGCCCCTGAACGTTCATCAGACGGCCTAGGATCGCCGGAGACAGGCTTTCGAGGGGTTGGCTGACTGCGGACGCTACCCCGTTCGGACTCATGCCGCTATCCTGGGCCATCTGGTTCACCATCGGCACTTGGTTGACTAGGAGATCGTTGACGTTCTTGAAGTCGAACAACTCAAACGCCTGGCGGGCAAAGTTGGCCCAGTTGACAATCTGCATCATCGCCGGGTTGGCGCTCAGCACCTGCATGATCGCGATCAGGTTTTGCTGGCGGATGCTGCGGCCTAGCATCTGGCTGGCGCCCACGGCCCGCGCTCGGTAGTCGGGCACCAAGTCGTCGTAGTCGATGGTGGCGCGCTCGTCGGGATAGGGCAGTCCGGTAATGGGATTCACCGTCGCCAGACTTCCGACGATCTTCACCTCGTGCGGCATGGTGAGCCACAACCTGTCCATAGCTCGGAAGGCATTGGCTAGTGGCTCAATGAACCCCTGCTCGGCCAAAGTCGCTTCGAGGGAAAGCCTTGTGAGCGCGTTTTCCTGGCGCCCCATGAAGCCCCGTGCCGTCTCGCGTCCCGAGGAGGCTTGGCCCAAGAGGCTCTCGGTCTCTCCGGTGCCCAATTGCATGAACTGGAACAGCTGGCTGATCTCCGAGTAGGCCGCCTGGAGACCCTGCATGTTCATCACCAGGGGGCGGATGTTGGAGTCGTCGGCCGGACCATCCACCATGATCACCCGTCCCGCGCGGGAGAACAGGTTCTGAGTGTTTAGGTTGGCGCCGGTCGAGACCACCAACTGGGGATCGATTAGGAGGTCGATGGCGTCCAGTTTCTGGTTGTTGATGCGGTCAGCGGTACGCTGGGGGCCGTAGGCGATTTCGGCCTTGCCGACCCCGTCGAAGCCGTAGGGATCGCGCATCTGAGAGTAGGAGACGAACGGCTTTTGGCCGTTGGGCATCACCCCTTCGATGTTCTTGAGCACCACCCGTTCGTTGGCCACCGCGATGCAGCGATGGCGGATGCCGCCGATGGCGAACTCTGAGGGGACGAGCCCGTGGTACTCCCAAATCTCCACCGGCTTGCTAAAGTGCTCGGCGGTGCGGGCCATGTAGTCGTACTCGTCTCGGAACGTCAGCCTTCGTTCCTGGTAATCAGTCGCACCCCTTCCACTTAGGGGGATGCCGTCCAACGCTCTCACCGCCCGGGGGTCGAAGTAGGGATTGGGGCTGTTGGCATCTTCCTTCAGGTTGTCCAAATCCGCCCAGTAGCGGTGGATCACCCAGTCCATCTCGTCGATGGTCCGCCGGGCGGGTTGCTGCCAGAAGTCCAGCCGATCCACCACTTCCCAACTCGGGCCGTCGAAGATCTCCGAGTCTTCCTCGTGGATCACCGGAATCGAGAATCCGGGGGCGACTTGCTCCATCCGGCGGTAGCGAGTTTTGCGGGTGATGTTCTTCCAGCCGAACCGGGCGATGGCGGTGCCGCAGATATCGGCCTGAAGGAAGAAGTCCACCGCCTTGATCACCGAGTCGCAGTCCTTCATCTGCGCCGAGATCAGGACTTCGTTCCGCTTCGCCCTTGATGCATCTTCGGGGGCATAGCCTTCGAACCCCACGATCGGCCAGGCGGCGAAGGAGGCTTGGACCTTCCTCGCCACGTCCGACTGGATCATGGCGAAGGTGAAGGGGATCGAGATGTTGTTGCGGAACTGCGCGTAGCGTCCCTGCCAGACCCCGCGATAGGTCTTGTAGTAGTCGCTCAACCGGTTGAACAGGTTGGTGTTATAGCGGGTGCTGTCTTGGCGGCGCCCGTCTATAAGTTCGATCACGCGAGACCAGGTAGGGTAGTCCCGTTCGCGTTCGATGCGGCCGTCTGGGAGCTTTCCTTGCCCCACATCGCCTCCTGGCTACTTTGCAACGCTACTAGAACTTAGGACGCGAGTCCACAACGGTCTTCCCTGAAGCGAGGCCGGCGGCAAAGAGTTCGTCTAGCTCGGTCATCAGGGAGTTCCGTTGTTTGTTCAGTTGATCGAGGTTCTTCACCGTCTCGGCGTCCAGAGGATCGAGGCGTTGGGCGGCGTGATGAACCTTGGCCTGGACTTCCCAAAGTTTGTGATCCACGGTGAAGAGCTTGTCCACCAGCGAGCCCAAAGTCTCAGACAACCGGCACCTCGTCCAACCAATGGTTACGCCACGACTTCCACTGAGTGCGTAGCTCGGGCTCGGTCAGGTTCAGGTGGTTCTTCTGGAGGTTGGACCATAGAACCTTAGGATGACTGCCAATCTCGTCGTGGACACGCACCGAGTTAATCTTGAGCACCCCGGCCAGCGACACCACCGAAGAACCGCACCCGACCACCAGCTTGGCGAACTTCATTAGCCGGGCTAATTCTAGGAAACTGCCATGATCGTCGAAGGTCTCCCAAGCAGGGTAGATCCGGGCACCGACTTCGCGGTCGCGCTCACTGCCAACGAATACAATGCGGTTGAAGCGTTCCTCTAGTTCCGGGGCGATGTCCGATAGGAACATCCAGAACTTGGGCGTCCCCTTGGTGTTGGAGTAGACCGCTTGGCCGTGGAGCAGACAGATCCTATCCTCCGAGGAGAAGCCGGGAGCTTCTCCCGGCGCCTCGATGCTCGGGACTTCGGCCAGTGTCTCTTGATCCACGTTGAGGCCCAGCCCGCAGTTCTCCAGCGTCTCGATCGTCAACTGACGTTGCGGGAAATTCCGGAAGCCCAGGTGATGGACGGTGCGGCCTTCGTAGTCTCCAGGCGCCAGATCGAAATGAAAAGGCTGGCCCCCGCACTGATAGCCCTCGATCCCGGGCTTGAACTCCACCTTCTCCACACACGGCTGGGCGGCGAATAGCGGGGCAACGATCCTGGTGCTCCGTTCGTCCATCCAGCAGGTGAAGCGCTTCTTGTTCTCGCGCGCCCACCAGTAGGCGATCGGCCACTCGTGGATCGCATCGCCGGCCTTACCTGGAAAGCTAAATACAGTTGTGTTCAGGACTTGCCTCCTTTGGAGCCATGCTCGATCTCAGACGTTCCACGACTCCCGGCAGCGAGGTAGCGACGAAGGCCAGAAATACCTCGGCGTCTTCGCTCCGTCTTCCTTGGTTGGCCGGCATGTGGCCATCGTGCTCAACTAGGAATGCCGTCTCGGGGGCGTGAAGAATGGCCGTCATTTCACCGATGATGCCGGTCAGGAGTGGCCAAGCGTAGTGGTACATCTCGGGGCAGGCAAACCAGCCGGTGGCCTTGACCCAGCCGTTGGAGACGAACGGCATGTCCACATGAAGCCCTAAGCTGTGAGCGGGGGAAATCACCCCCACCCGGTTAGGGAACATTCTTACCGCGCTCAGGCACCACTCGTCCCAGCCCGGAGTCTTGACCGTCGCATCGTCGGGAATCAGGCCGTAGAGGTCGTAGTCGGGGTAGAACTTGACCAAGTCGTTGGCGGCGGGGACGGGGCCTATCCTCGGCCCTTTGACCAGTGTAACTTTGCTCCGCACTTGCCAGGTCTCATGACTGCACTTGTCGTGGTAGTCGCCAAACTGGTCCTCGTCGGCGTAGATCAGCAGGTCCGAGCGGTTGGTGGTCGCTGAGATGTTCCTAGCCAAACGGCAGACACCATCAGCATTATCCCGGCTGGGGCACAACACGGCGACCCGGCCGTTCATGCCCGAACGAATAGATCGTTGTGGATGAGCCTGGTAACGGGTCGGTAGCCGCGTTCGGCCATGTAGGGATCATGCGTGTTGGGCTCCCATGACTCCAGCACCACCACCTTCGGCTTCCAGAGTTCGAGGTTGGCGCCCTCCATCACGTCGCGTTCCGTCCCCTCAACGTCTACGCACACCACGTCCAGTTTCGGGAACCTCCACTTAGAGAGCAGGTTCTCCACCGTGTCTACCCGGACTTCGGCGGCGTCCCACAGCGCATAGCCTACCGCGTGGCCATCGGGGCGGGGGCCGATCGTCGAGTAAGCCTCCGGGATCTCGCGGTTGATGTGGAGTGTGGCCTGGCCGGTGAAGTTGGAACACGCGCACTTCTCGACGAATGCTCTCGTGGCCGTCAGCACCGGCCAGAACTCAGGATTGGGCTCGACCGACAGCACCGTCCACCGCCGCGTCTTCTCCAGCCCGAACGTGGTGTTGACGGATATCCCATCCGATGCCCCCACGTCGATCGCATGCCCGACGTAGCCGGTGTCAAAATACTTGGCAATCATATCGGAGAGGGTGTGGTTGGGCGCGACTTGCTTATGCGGCACTTCTAGCCTCGGAGGACCTTCAGGCGCTTGGCGAGGGCCTCGATCTTCGATTGCTTGTCCTGGCCTACGATGGTGGCAATCAGCGTCTTGATCTCTTCCACGGTGGGTGGGCGAGTGTCCAGCTCCTTGATGAGCTTGGCGAGACTTCTCTCCACAAATCCTCCTAATCGGCAACAGGTTTGATGACGGTGATCTGTTCGATGGCGTCGGCGGCGAAGTAGTCGGTACGTCCGTTACGAGTCTCGACTAGGTAGTAGGGCGTGGTGAAGGTCGGCGGAGTCAGCGTCGCCCCGTCGAAGGTGGTCATCCGCCCACGTTTGAGAACTACGGTGATTGTCATATCACGAACTCGATGTTCGGTAGCGGCAGAACGAGCGTTGTCCCGTGGCCGCGCAAATCCTTCTCCCGGCTCAGGATCTCGTCTCGGAACGCCCATGGCAGCACCACCCCAAACCTCGGACGTTCGCGTCTCAAGTCCGCCTCGCTCTTGATCGGAAGCCAGCTTCCCACCATGTGGCGCCCGATTTTCTCAGGATTTCTATCGGCCACCGCCTCGAACGCATCCGCGCATTCCAGGTACTGCATCAGTACCGCGCCCTTGGTGGAAGCTCCGAGAGCCCACAGCGGCCCCGAGGTTGAGAGGCTTCTCACCAAGTCCGTCATCACGCTGCGCCACTTCACGATACGCCTGGCGAAGCCTTCACACTCTTCGAGGCTCGCTTGCGGAAGCCCAAGAATATCAGCCTTTTCGCCCTTCTTCTTCGCCACGGTGCGGACGCTGCCGCCGTTGACGTCGTTGAACCGGACATCCGTCAGAACCAGTCCGTGCGCTTCGTACATGCGCTTGAGTGTCGGGACGTCGTAGTAGCACAGGTGCTCGTGGCACAAAGCGTCGAAAGAATTGGTTTTCAACATCGTAGGGGCATCGTTCAGTTGGTTGATCCACACCCCGTCCTTGGTGAGACAAGCGTAGATCCCATCGAGGAAGGTGCCGGGATCTTCCACGTCGTAGAACATGGCGGCGGAGGTGATGACGTCGCACTTACGGTCGAGTGTGGCGCCGTCGAAGTAGTCTGAAATCACTCGGCCGGCAACCTTCTCAAGCTGTTCCTTCATGTTCACCGCGGGTTCTACGGCAATCTTTGAGAAGTCGTGGGGAACCTTGCTCAGCAAATAGCCGTCGTTGGCACCGATATCGAGCCAGGTGCCGTAACGCTGGTACTCCAGGCCGTGCCTCACCAAGTCGTCCATCGCCGCCCGCATGGAGTCGTTGATGCTCGTGCGGTACCAGAACTCGCGGAAGAGCAAGTCGGGGTAGACGCTCGTCCCTAGTTGCAGGAGCCCGCACTCGTCGCAACGCACCAAGTCCAAGGGTGCCTTAGGAAGCCCGAAGTCGGGAAACTTGGGGAAACGCACCAGGTACTGCTCGCCGAGGCTCAGGATGGGCCGTAGGAGCCTTGAGGCGCATCCTCGGCAGGTAGTCCGGCGCGCGTAGACGGCTTGCTCGCGAGTTTCGACGGTGCCTTCCTTGGCGTTGAAGACTTGCATCCTTGCTCCTACTTCAAGGGTTCTCGGGGGTTGGCGTTGCTCCACTCGCGGAACTCGTCGTTCTCGAACATGCGGCTATCCAGCCCTTCGACTTCAAAGGCGGTGGCACCACGCTCCCAGGGGGCGACGTTCTTGCTTTTACGCCGCATCGGCTGGTAAAGCTCGGGCTGGAAGGCGTCGGCGTGGGCGTCCACGTAGTCGTCCTTCATGCGGCGGTTCACCATCATCTGCCCGATCTTGGCCATCTGCTCAATCAGGTCATTCATGCCCTTTGGGTTAGGCGAATCCTTCACCCACCTGACATGGCCGTCTACCCAGAACGTCGCGGCGTTGACGATGCGGGTGATCTTCTCTTGCCCCACCTTGTTGCGGTTGTACTCATAGAGCGTGGGCATCGGCTGGCCAGCATCGTTGAAGTAGTTCCTCAAGGCAAGTTCCAACGATCCCGAACGTCCACCCGAAGCGAAGGCGTCTCCGGCGAGGGCGGACACTTTCTTTCCCGCGCCTCGATAGGACTGCACCTTGGCGACGATCCGGTTACAGAAGTCCTCGGCGCGCCAAGTCGGGCTCCCCCAGACCTCACAAATGTAGACGTCACCTGAACCGCTCCGAGGGTAGCCGTGGACGATGAACGTCGTCTCGTCCTTGGAGACCCGGCGCTCGCCATGGGCGAAGGCGGTATCGAAGCAGATCGCGAATCGCATCGAGCTCCACGGGACGTCTTTCGACTCGACGCCGCACTGCTGAATCTGATCGCGGGTGATCGGATTGAACTCCGAGATCGCCGGATCGTTCATCACCTGCGCGGCATACCGCAACGGATCTTTGCGTTGGTAGTCCTTCAGCAGTTTCTCGGGCCACACCTTGGTCGAGATGGGCTTTTCGTCCTTGTCTCTTGCGGCTAGGAAGTAGACGTTCCACTTGCCGTCCGGATCGACGACGATAGAGTCGGTTTCCATCCCTTCGAGGGAAGCAACGCCTTCATCACGGAATGCCACGCCGAAGTGATCGTCGTCGTCGTACCGCGTGCCGAGCCATATGACTAGGCCGTCAGCCTGGATCACCGGGAACATGCTGGAGACTTGAGAGTTGACGGTGGCGAGCCAGTTGGTGTCCGACTGCATGCGCTCGTAGGAGTTGGGATCGTCCTCGATCCAAGCATCAGGGTGGGCGCCGACGATGGACGTCTCGACCGCGAAGGTGCCGAAGCTCGGATCTTTCCTCGAAGTATTCTTGCGCGCGGCGTGGGTGACTTCCTTGCCGGTCCAGCTTCGAGCTTGAGTGGACCAGTTGCCGTAGAGCGTCGGGAACAGAGCATAGGGATCGGAGCCGTCCAAGACAGCTTTGATGCCGCCCAGGATCTTTTGGGACAAGTCGGTACGCTCCGAGCCGGTGTAGCTCGACATCTCCGGATCTCTCAGGTGTAGCCACAACTGGAGCGCCTGGCCCATCGTCGTCTTACCCATGCCGCGAGGGATCAAGAGGGCTAAGTGCTTTTGCTCCTTGCGACCGTAGCGGCGGTTCTCGAACCATTCATCGACGTGCTTTTGGAACCAAGTCGCGATCGGTTTGTGAATCTCGGGCTCGATCCAGTTCTTGCCCTTGGGGTTGACTCCGGCGCCGAAGGCGTAGAGGAAGAACGTCCAGAAGTCCTTGCGGCACAAGTCCCTGAGAATATCGATCTCGGCCTGGAAGGCCCAGGTAGTCTTCTCGTCCTGGTGCTTGCGGCTCTTCCAGTGGCGGCTAAGGCTTGGGAGCGACATCGGCGTCCGTGCCCTTCAGGGGCTTGCTCATGGTACGGTTGACACGATCCAGCATGGCCTTGACGGCTACTTGGTAGCGGTACGACTTCTGGGCGATGGGGCCTTGCTTGTAAGGAGTGCCAGTAAGCCGGCCGTGAGTGGCGAGTTCAGGGAAAGCCGCACGGATCTTCTTCGTCGAGACCGAGGCTTTACGGCAGATCTCGCGCTGCTGAGGCGTGAGGATGCCGTCGTCGGTGCTGAAGATCTCAACCGGGGCTTCGATATCGGACTTGACACCCGTCAGTCTAGGGAAGGCGCGGCGGAAGGCAATACGGCTCAAGTGCTGGCCGACGCCTTCGAGTATCCGGCTTACGCGATCGAGGACGTCGTTTTCGTCCAGGGGTTCGGGCAGCATCGTCGTCGAAGTCTGCATCGACAGCAGGAGTTTGCCGGCTCTGAATCTGTCCGGGCCCGCGTCCGGATCTTGAGCTACCTCATGAATCTGATCCAGTAGCTCGTCGATGGTGAGGCGGCGCTTCCGAGGCGGCTCGACTACGTACTCGCCGCCGCTCACAAACTACTTACCCGTCAGGAAGTTTCGCGTCTTTTGGTAGCCCGACTTGACCGCCGCGACCGCTTGCGGGACTTCCTTGGCCGCCGACTTGACCGACTTCACCACATCCTTAGCAAAAGCCACCACCGGCGCAGCGATGGTGTCCAAGCCGATGGCGTTGTCGTGGGGCTCGGAGACTGTCATGCGTTGCTTGATGCTGGAGCGTGCCATCTAGCTCACCTTTCCGCCTTGCCTCGGCTGAATATCGGTAATGTCCACCGCGCCTTTGAGTTCCGGTGGCGGGTTGCGTCTCAACTTGGCCGCTTTGACGGCGGCGTTGAACTTTTCAATGAGACTCGGGCGCTTGGGACGGTTGTAGCCCCACGCACTGCCCATCATCGTCGGCGGCGCCCTGCCTTCGTCTAGCGCGTCCTTCTCGTCTACCTGCTGCTGGAGTTTCTTGCCCAGCGCCGAGCGGTTCTTGATCGGAGTCCTAGCCACGCTTCCTCGCCGCTACCGCCTCGTCAGATCGCTCCTCGATGCTCCAGGCGGGCAGAGAGCCGCGTTCGGTTCGCACCTCAGCTACCGGCTCAGACTCTAGCTGATCGTGGCCGTGGAAGCCGATGGGGCGCTTCTGGCGGTACTCCTGGCCCCGCGCGTCGAAGATCACGACTCACCTGGGGAGGTTTTAAGCGCGTCCGTTGCCTCGGCCCCTAGAAATGCGTCTAGAGCGGCGTCACGAATCGAGTCTTGCATCTCGCCCGTCATCTGCCACTTGAGCCTTCGGCCGTCCTTGTCATATCCCATCGCGGTAGCTGTGGCGTAGTGATACGCGAACTCCATGAAGCACTTAATGGCGCGATCCCTTACCTCCGGCGACATGGCTTCAAAGAACTGGCTAGCGTTGCGAATTTCCCGCGGCCCGAGTTTCACCGCTTCTTCCTCGTGACGTGTAGCCGGGGTGTCTTGTCGGGACTTCCCGTCGCTTCCTCGTTGCGCCGCTCGCTCAACATGATGGCGATGGCTTGCTTGCGGCTCGTCACGGGCTTACCTGATCGGCCAGACTTGAGTCGGCCGGTTTCGAACTTCTCCATCACTTGGCTAGAGGGCATCGCGATCCTCAGGGTCGGACCGGAAGAACCAGAGTCCGGCCACCAGAACCACGAGAACAAAGAGAAAGACCAACATGGCTTCTAGGGAACCGGCGGGGGAGAAGGCGGCGTGTTAGCCGCAATCGCGGCGTCGAGCTTGTCTTCCGAGCCCTGAATCTTGGCCAGGATGGCGGCGAGGACGTCGGGCGGGATGGTGCCGGCGGCGGCGAGCGAGTTCAGAAGTGCGATGACCGAGTCCACCTTGGTGTCCTCAGCCGTGACCTTGTCGAGGATGTCTTGTCCGATAGCCATGTTGGCGGCCTCCTTGACGACTAGTTGAGTGATGAGTGCTTCGATGCTGGTGAGCCTAGCGTCCACGTCGCTAGAGACGTGGTGGTAAACGTCTATTCTCACTTGCCCTTGCGGTACTTGGCATAAGTCTGGGCCAGGTTGGCCTGGCGCCGCGTCTTGAGGTTGGACGAGTGAGTGGCGGCTTCGATCCTTGCGGCGCCGATCTTCTGGCCTTGCGGGATACCGAGACTTTCGTGCAGTCCGCCGCGGTGTGTCTCTTCTGACACGGCTTCGAGGGGCTTCCTAGACTTGATCTTGGCTCGGGCCATCCGTGGGCTCCTAGGGTGAGAAAGTGAGGGCGCGGCCGAAAGGAGTCGAAAGCTCCGCGCCCTCACCATGCACTCGGTTCGCTTCGCTGACTCAAACCTTGAACCTTCTCTTAGGGGGAAGTCAAGTTCCAAAACGACTTGCGAGAGTTGTCTTGCGCTCATGCGGCGCGTCGCTAGACTTGTCGTCCTTCGCTCGCACGGAGTCCTCGTAGGAGGGCCGCATGGACGCCACGTAAAGCCCACCGACGCCCAGTGATGGGCGTTTTTTGTTGCCCGCCGCCGAAAGGAAACGCATGGCGTACGAACCGTGGATACTAGTAAAAGGTCTAGAAAAGCCAACAAAGTGCGACTTTTGCTGGACGCCACTCAAAGTTAGAGCATGGGCTTACAAGTCAACCGTGAGGGAGGTAGTCGAATGCCAAGGATGCCGAAAGGAAGCGTGGCGGGCGGAGAGGACAGCCATCGGACTGAATTCGCGTTGACTCGATAGACCATGGAAGCCTAGCCTCGCGGCCATGCGAGGCAGAGGATCGCGATCCGGGTCGAGTAGCGGCAGTCTCTGCCTCGCAGCAGGACAGCGTGAAAGCGCGCCGCACTTGGCCCGGGTCGCTTTTGCTTTCTGGAGAAATGAATGAAAACCCATCCCTATGCGGAACTATGCCCGCCGATGACGGCGGATGAACTTGATGCGCTAGTCACAGACATCAAGGAGCACGGACTGCTTGAACCAATCGTTGTCTTCGAGGACATGATCCTCGATGGACGCCATCGTTTCGAGGCTTGCCGACGCTCCAAGATCAAACCCAGATTCGCTCCCTACAAGGGAAACGGCGCCATGGAGTACGTGGTATCGAAGAACGTCAAGCGACGGCACCTAACGCCCACCCAACTCGCGATGGTTGCCAGCGATCTAGAAAAGCAAATTGCTAGCCGCGCCGGGCGGCGCGAAGACCCTAACGGCAACTCGTCCAGGGACTTGGCGGCCAAGACTGTCGGGGTAGGCACACGTACTATTCAACGAGTGCAACGGATTGAGCAGGAAGCCCCAGACTTGCTACCCAAACTACGTAGTGGCGACCTAACAGCCACGGAAGCAGACGAGCAAATCCGCCAGCGAACCAACCAGCAACGCCGCGTTCAACTCCGCCAGGAATCGGACCGGATACGCGTTGCCAAACCCGTTGCCGCCATGTTCCGCGAACTGAAACAAACCGCTCGGCTAGCGGAGGGGCGGTGGCTAACCGTAGCGCAAGGAGGCTCTATCAGCCCAGAAGCAGCACGGTTCGGAGAAAAGAGAGTTCGGGATTTGATCCAGGTCCTAGACCGTCTAGCGGCCAAACTCCAACGCCGAGGGGAATCATGAAAGAACCGTTTTCTGGGCCGAAGTGGCTGGCGGTATGCACAGCGGTCGAACGAGATCACAGATCAAGGTCGTGGGCACACAACCAGAGCATCCACCTCCGTAACTATTGCCACCACCTTGCCTATGAGAATGGCTGGGAGACTGTCAGCAACGCCATTGTTCGAGAAGCTGCCCGGAAAGCCGGGTGTTTTCTTCGGGTGGAGTCAGGAAGCGAATGGGTCACAGTGGTGCACCTGGACTGCATTACTCAGGAGCAGATTGCCGAGACCGCCCGCTCCCTCAGAATGCCGTGGAAATCGCGTGTTAGAGATGGATTTAGCGGCTCAATCGAACGAGACGCTGAAATGCTCGCCGAATCAATCAGCGACGAGTGCGGTGGCATCGAACCAGCGCGAGAATACGTAGCCGAGCAGCTGCAACTCCTACTGACAGTTGGGTCTGTCAGCGTCTAGCAGAATTGTGGATAACTCAAACCAGTGAGTTTCTCGCCAAAGAGATAAAAAGTTGACAGCCCCCTCCGTTTTTGCTCACGCTTAACTCAGCGGAGGGGGACGGTGTAGCGGACTCGGAAGGAGGCACAGTGTTGGAGAACACCCTTCCGCAACTCGCCCTCCTCGAAGCCCACGGTTGGGAGGTAGTCGATGAGCCAGTACGCCCGTTTCCGGACCTGGCTGATAGGCCAGATCATCCAAGGCGCAAATCCAAGTCACGTCGCGAGCTACTTGAGGAAGTACAAGTCTCGTTGCTCGACGGTTGAGACTTCTTGGGCCGACGGACTACCGGAACTTCCCACCGAGAGGGAGATCTCGCACCTCGAAGGTTTGGGGGCGGCGTGGTAGGCCCCTGCTCCATCTGTCTTTCCGAGACCCACTCGTGGCAAGAGTGCCCGCAAAACCCTCAGTTTCATCAGTTCTCGGCCGACGCTAAGAAGACGGCGCGCGAGCTACTCACCGATGTCGGACTCACCAAAGAGCGCGTCCTAGAAGCGAGGCGGCTCCTAGCGGGAGACTAGGAACGGGTAGGCGCCGGCATCGAAGCGGGTGGAGAACTCGAACTCGGAGTCGGTGAGCGGCTGGACGAGCAAGTCGCCGTCCGGGTCCAGGGCGTAGAGCAAACGCCCCGTGATGTAGACCACGCGCCCGAGCAACCTCTCGTAGTACCGCGCCAGGGGGCATGAACATGAGATCCCTCGCTCACCCTTGAATCCGAGCGCCCGAAGCTGGCGGGCCATCTTATCGGGGCGGGTTGAGAGTTTCACGGCTGAAGAGTCCTTAGGTACCAGCGGCGCCATGACTCGAACTCGGCTAGGCACTCCTGACGCCATGCTTCGTCGAAGGTAGTTTCGGCTTCGGCGGCCCAGCCCAAGGCCATGAGCAAGCCGCGGGCGTAGCGTAGAGGCGGAAGTTCGAGCGCTCCGAGGGATTCACCACTGGCTACTCGGTCTCGGAGCCGGGCGAGGGCTAAGCGCTCATGGAAGCTGACGCGCGAGCGGGAGGCGCGGTCCAGAAGTTTAACTACCTCGGCTCTAAAGAAACTTAGGGGCGCGGTTTGCGAGTTATGTCCCTTTTCCATGCTGGCGGAGCCAAGCGATGCGGTCGGCGGCTTCCTTGAACCCTGCCGCCACAACGAAGGTGATAGCAACCAAAAATAAAACGCCGGACGTGTATAGTACCGGCCGGCCCCAACCGTGGGCAACCAGCCAAACCACTCCGAAGGCGCCGGTTAGGACGATGCTCATCAAAGCTACGGCTCTGAGCACTGCCGCAGTCCAGGTCATGGCTTCCAATCGTCCGGTGGGAGGGTCAGGGGGCGATAGCGTAGCTCTTCGGCGCCGAAGTCGATGCGTATGACGTCGATCGTTTCCCGCCGCGCCCACTCCATCAGCCGGATCACCTCCTCGGCTTGAGCGGCGGCAACCTCATTCTCGAACGGCTCGGTGCAGAAAATATTGAGCGAATGCGCCCCAATCGCTCCGCGCGTCCCTAGGAGCCTCCTCGCTACCTGCTCCCTCAACGAGTCGGTCATGCCGTCCCCTCGTCGAGCAGATGCGTACCGCCACACTTCTCGCACTTCCTCGGCGGGTCCTCGGTCCCCGGGTGAAAGTTCATAATATGCCCGCAATCAGCACACTTCACTAAAAGCCTCATCTTTTCGCCCTCCCCAAAACCCGCACAGGCGGGCTCAGTGCTCCTCACACCTCCAGCCTGCGCCAAACCGCCGTATCCCCATCTTCGTACAACCGTGAAAACTGCACCGCCGCGGCTTCTCAGCAATCTCCGAGGCCCGCATCATCCCTGGGATCTCAGGCATCCTGGGTTTAGGAGCGGGACTCATAGGTGGCGCTGTAGCCTCCTCATCCTCGCTGATCGGCGCGAGCATCTCCGCGATCACCTTACCGCGCCGCAGGATCTCCACCGCCTCCCCAGACTCCACCGCATCCAGGACCTCCTTCCACCGTGTACGCGCCTGCCTCGCCGTCAGTCTCATGTGTACGCACTATCGCGTACGCATTGTGCCTAGTCAAACTCCATGTGTACGCGGTGTGTGTACGCGTTCATTCCTGGAATTTTCGGGCAAAGTTCTAGTCCGGGGCTCTCGCCGAAGCCGCTTTTGCCGCGGGGGGCCCGGCCCGGCTTGGCCTGGCTAGCTACAGCTGTAAGCGGCTGTAAGTCGTTGTGGCGCTGAGTGGCGTGTAGACCGGTAAGGCATAGAATCAGTGTGTCAGCATAGACACACCTTGGTAGGTTTACGGTTTCCGTAGACATGCTCGTAACGTGGCAGGAGAGACACGTGTCAAACCAGACACGGCTAGTCACAACCTTTAGTCCTTGAGTCTCTGGCATCCTCGGTGCTGTAGCGCCTAGAACCGTGAGGTGTTGCATATGCAGGAAAGCCTTGATCCGTCCCGGCCGCCGGCATGTGCGCAACGCCATGAGCCATAGCGCCACGCAAGGGACCTAGCTTCCCCTAGGAGAGACTTTCTCCCACGATGGGAGTCCCTAGCGCCACGCGGGAGAGATCGAGCCTCCTGAGCCGTCCTTGAGCCTTTCATGCGTTGTGCCGTTGCGGCGGTCGCGTCATGCATGGCTCACGAGACTGGCGCCGCGGCCCGACAAGCACTTACGCCCGGCACACTCACTGCTCTCTCTTTTCCCTTGACTGCTAACGCTAGAAGAACTAGATTGAGGGTGTCGCTCACGAAAGGAGAGACAAACATGACCAAGCACACTTGCGGTGGCCCGAGTTTCGGAAGACTCACCGAGGGTTGCCCGCGCTGCGATGAACTCAAGTCTGGTGCCGCGCCCCGACGCCAAGCATGGCGCAAGACTGCCGTCGTCGACGCCGCACGCCACTGTTGGGAAATCGAACACCACGACTGCGAACGCACTGGATGTGGGCCCGTCTGCACCTTCGGAGGTTGGTAATGAAGCTCGCCCGCGATCTCCTGCTCGCCGCCGTCTTCGGCGCCATCATGGTGGCTTACGACTACGAGCACCAAGCCAGACTGCTGGCCGAGGCGCACCTCGACCGTTGCGAAGCTCTCGGCCCCCAAGGTGGCACCGACCAAGCCTTGGCCAGACTCCACCCTAACTGGAAAGGCTCCTACGCCTTTCATGAGAAGGCTAAGCCATGACTTACCGCTGCGACGATTGCGGCCGTGAACACGAACATCCCGGCTACTGCGTTGAGTGCCTTGGACTTCACCGCATCTTTAGCGCCGCCGCTTGTGGTTCCTTCGAAGCCCTGGACGCTGAAATCTCTGCGGCACGGAAGCGCATCGACGAAAGGTGGGGTAAGTGAGCGCTGCCTTGGACTTCAACGAGCGCCGGCATGACCCGAAGCGCCGGCAAGCGGTCTCACTTCGCGCCGCTCAGGCTTTCAACCGGGAGACGGTGAGACTCTTAGCCCATGGGGAGATCGTCGATCCTGGGGCAGTCTGGGACGCTTGTGTAGCTCAGGCGGTGAAGGACACGGAGTGGTCGCTGATCCCGGAGCGTTGCCGATGACACCGCTCACGAAAGCCGTGACGCGCGCTGCGAAGCGCGCAGCCAGAAAGGCTTGGACTAAGACACTCGTGAAACACGGGCCTTGTGCCGACGGTCTGGCCTGGGCGCGCGGTTTCGACTCAATGCAGGCCGCCTGGGATGCGTGCAAACGGCCGGATTGGATGTTGTGGCTTCTTCACAAACGCGATGCGGATCGAAAGCTAATAATCGCGCTCACATGCGACTGCGCTGCCACTGCTCTGCCGATCTGGCACAAGAAATATCCACACGACAAACGCCCAAGTGATGCCATCCAGATCACCCGATCGTGGCTACGCGGCAAGGCGACGCTTGAGCAGGTACGTAAAGCACAATCCGCCGCCAATGCCGCCGCCTACGCCGCCGCCGACGCCGCCGCCGCCTCCGCCGCCAATGCCGCCGCCTACGCCGCCTACGCCGCCGCCGATGCCGCCGCCGCCTACGCCGCCGATGCCGCCGCCGACGCCGCCGCCGCCGCCGCCGCCGACGCCGCCGCCGACGCCGCCGACGCCGCCGCCGC